AGGAAGTCGGAGCCTTCATCAACAGCATCCCAAAGGGATACGTTGATTTCATCCATGTCCTCTTCAGAGAAGAGGGCTTTCTCTTCCAGTAGGAAGAGACTGTGGTTCAAGGTTTCGTGAGAAACCTCCTGAGCCAGCAGGCTGGCTGGGCGGGAGTCACCAAGGGTGACACAAAGGGCAGGGTTCATGTTCATGGTTTCAATCATGGTTCAACGTAGTTGGTTAGGGTTATTGGATGTCATCTTCGATGGCCTTCTCAAGGTTCTCCATGAGAACCTCAACCTTCTCAATCTCATCTTCGATGAGCTTGACCGGAGCTTGATATTCCCTGTGGATGAGAGGGCACCTCTCATCAGGATGGAGATCCTCAAACTCCCTGAGTTCAAGGTAAACCTTGGAGAGCAGTCCCTCAAAGTCGGGATCTCCAAGCACTTCACAATACTCATCCAGAGTATTGAAAGCCTCTTCCAAAGTCTCTTTAGAGACTTCTTCATTAAGAGTATAAGCGTCAAGACGCTTAGACTCTGTAGCATTCAGCAGGAGGTTCTCCTGCTCTTCACGGGTAGCTCTCAAGAGAGCTTCATTGACGAAGTAAAAGCCTTCGCCACCTTCGGTGAGGATGGAATCAGGGTTCATGTTCATGGTTTCAGTCATGGTTTTAACGTAGTTAAGGGTTAGTCTTCGATGAACTCGCGCCGTCCTTCAAGAGGACCGTGCCAAGTTCCTTGGGGCCTTTGCTGATTCCAAAATTCAGCTTCTCTATGGTTCAGTAGTCGCTGGCAAGCTTCACGCACTACTGGATCAGGATGGTTCTCCAGCAAATCGTTCAGGTCACGATCAGGAAGGGTTGCATGCATTCGCATGATTTGGGGGAGGTGGTTCATGGTCAGGGATTCAGGATTCATGTTCATGGTTTCAGTGGTTTCGGTCATCATAATCAATGGGAGTCGAGTCGATTTCTGGCCTCTTTAGAGGCTGTAGGTGCTAGGTGCGAGAGATAGGATCTCTTCGCGAGATTTCTCACACCAGAGATGTTTATCGATGAAGTAATCATCATCATAAATGATGTAGTCGAGGGTTTCCAAGAGGTCCTCCTCTGGAGAGCAACAGTCATGGTCTTCAATATCATACTGCTTCGTCTCAAAGAGACGGTCTAATCTGGCTTCCCAGAACCGTTGACTGGCGAGCAAGGTTTCATAAGGAACCTCACGTAGCAGTTGAACGGGTGTTCTGGGGTCATCAATCAGGATCAAGTCGGCTGGGATCATTGTTTCACTCATCAACAACAATGGGAGTCGAGCCGATCTCCGGCCTCTCTGAGGCTGTGGGCGCTACGCATTGCTCCCTAAAGGGAGCCGCCATTCCTTTTAGGAATGGCATGCGCGGGGCGCGTGAAACTTTCCTTGAAAGTTTTGAACCCAGAAAACCACTTAACACTCACCTTTGGTGAGTGAATCCTTGATCCCTTATCCTGAATTATGATTCAGGAATAAGGGATCAAGATCGTTAATCCTTGATACCCAAAGGGTTATCAAGGATTAACGGAGTCAGCATTACGTTAATTGTTTGAAGTTATGACTTCAAACAATCAAAGACGCCACCCCTAGGGGTGGCGTCTTTCGTGCGCGTGCGCCCTGTACATATGTGTGTCTGAGAAAAAAATTGACGGTTAGCCCGCTTTAAGTAGCATCAGGCATGGCAGACCCTAAGAAACAGGAGTATTACAGGAAAAACAAAGAGAAGCGTCTCAAGTATCAACACGAGTGGTATGCACGTAATAAGGAGATGTTCGTACGCAAAGACGAGATTCTCCAAGTTACCGACCCAGAAGAATGGGAGCGTAAGCGCAAGAAAAAGAAGGAATATAACAGGAAGTATTATCTCAAGAACCGTGAGCGGATACTCGCGAATCAACGTGCACGGTACGGAGCAAACAAAGCGTAGGTAGATATGTTTGGCGACTTACTAGACGATGCCCTTGTTTTGGACGGGCTGGACGACGCAATCGAAGGGGCTTCTGACTGTGGGCGGTTGATCTACCGCTACGAGAAGGTTCTTAAGATATTTATGGATCGGGACAACATGACAGAGGCGGAAGCAGAAGAGTGGGTGGAGTGCAACGTCATGGGGGTTCAGCCTAACGGGGCTGGCTTTATTATGATGTTTCCGCAAGCGTAGGCACATTGCCTCCTGCGAAACTCAATTCAAAAAGTCTTCTGTAAAACATATGGTCTTATTGGACTCTCCAATGTGCCCATGTATATTCTAGAAGACTTTTTGATTCCCGATTTGCAGGGGACGTTGTGCCCACGAAAAGTCTTGATGAACCGACCCGCTTCTGTTACCCTCTACGTGTATGGACGCGCAGGTTATAGAGGGGGCTTCTGATTACGCCCTCGCCTCAAGTGGATACATTTACAATGTAAACACAAAGCGCAGGCTGAAGCGTGAATGGATTGACGGTCGATGGCAGACTAAGGTCAAGACGGACGATGGCCGTTCTTGCCGTGTTCAGCATGACACGCTCCACGTCCCGCCCCAAACGCTCCCCACCGACAAATACACCCCGATTCCTGATTACCCAGACTACGCCGTGACTCCTTACGGCGCGGTATGGAAGGTTCGCAATTTGCGGGGCAGGCGCGGGCGGCACCCATTCATTGTGACCGAATACTATCGGGGCACTAAGCCCTACGTTCGATTACGCAATAAGTATGGTAAACAGCACAATGTTCCGGTTGCACGGATCATGGATAGCTGTTTCCCCAAACCTTGACAGAAAACATGGTAAAGGTATCATCCATCCTCTAATGTCGGATATGTATGGACTGGAGAGTCTTGACCTTGCTGGTCTGGACGAAAAGGGGAAGCCTGCGGAGCAGAGGCTCAAGGATGTAAAATCCGCCACAAACATTTTCCATGCCCTGCACAGGGCTGACGAAGCATCAGCCGTGAACCGTGCACGGGTAGACGCGATGTTCGATGGTGCGGCTCCGTATAATTCTTCCAAGCTGGCGGTCAGCGGTCAGGGCTTAAAGACAAACCTGAACTTTGGAGAAGCCCAGCGTATCTTGGATGTTGCGTTGTCGGCTTATGTTGATCTGTATAGTTCGCTTGAACGCTTTGTTGAAGTCAAGGCGACTACTGGCGAGAGGAGTGAAGTTGGCCCGAAAGAGGAGATCGTCGCTGAAGAGTTGACGCACCTGTTCCGAAGCTGGCCTGAGTTCCATTCATCTTACCTGCGCCTTTGTACCACGTTCATTAAACATGGTGTAGGGATCACGTATTTTGATTCCGTTGACGACTGGCGGTTCAAGGTTGGCAGCTTTGCCGACATCCTGATCCCAAGGCAGACCCCCTCTTCGGAAGAGCGCATTGATGTGGCGGTTGGCAGGCGGCAGTATCACCTGCACGAGTTGTATGCATTCATCCGCAACGAAAAGGCGGCGAAGGCAGTTGGTTGGGACGTTGACGAGGTTAAGCGGGTGATGGTTCAGAATGTAAAGCACACTGGTCGTGCTCACAGCCGGAACTCGCTCACTGAATTTGAAGCCCTGCAAGCGGAGATCAAGAACAACGACATCCACACTGGAATCCAGAACCCGACTGTGGACGTGCTCCACTTCTGGGTCCGCGAACTTGACGGCAGTGTGAGCCATTACATTTCTGCCGAACAAGACCCAGAGGCGTTCATGTATAAGAAGCCCAGCCGTTACGCCAAACCCGAACAGGCATATATCCTGTTTACATATGGGGTTGGCAGCAATGGCACCTACCACTCGATTCGTGGTCTGGGCCAGAGGATCTTCAACCACATCCAGACGAGCAACCGTTTGCGGTGCCAGCAGATCGACGGCGCGATGTTGTCATCTGCCGTAATGATCCAACCAGAGAACCAGCGTTCACTGGACGAGTTACAGTTTACATTCTACGGCGCATACGCAGTGATGTCGCCTAATGTTAAGATTGTTGAGAAGGCGATCCCGAACCTTGGGACTGCGGTCCAGCCAGCGTTGCAGGATCTTACCCAGCAGTTGCAACTTAATACGGACACCATCAGTTCCTATGGCCCGAACCAGAGTTCACCTTACAGGAACCAGATGCAGGTTGTATCGGACATGGACGTTGCCACCCGCATTAGTGGCGCGACCCTCAACTTGTTTTACGCGAGTTGGAATCGCCTGATGCGCGAAATGGTTCGTCGTGTTGTCCAGTCCAAGAAACAGGATGCAGCGATCAAGGATTTTTATGACAGGTGTGCAAAACGTGGAGTCGAGGCAGAGTTTATCAAGGCCCTTGATGTTGAGAGAACCAAGGCAGTCCGTTCCATTGGGAGCGGCTCGATGGCAAACCGACTCGTCTCCCTTCGGGAGCTTCAGGGCATCAGTGGTCAGTTTGATGACGTTGGTCGCCGTAACCTCACTCGTGACATTGTTAGCACTCGTGTTGGGCATGACTTGGCTGACAGATATGTTCCTGCGGAAGTTGAAAGCCGCCCTGCGGTGGATACGAAGATAGCCTTCCTTGAGAATAGCCAGCTTCAGCAGGGTCAGCCTGTTCCGGTTGTAGGAAACGAGTTGCACGGTCAACATTTGCAGGTGCATGTCCCGCTCTTGCAGCAACTGCTTGAGGGCATCAACACGGGGCAGGCTGACCCCCAGCAGGTTTTGCCGATGTTGCAGGCGTTCTACCAGCACATCAGCGAGACAGTTCAGTTTGCTGCGGGCGACCCTGCCTTGGAAGGACTGGTTGGTCAGACCAAGCAAGTCCTTCAATTTGCTGAAGAGGCCATCAATAATACGATGAAGGCTCTGGAAAAAATCCAGCGGGACCAAGCTATGGCCGCACAGGAAGCTGGCGGCGAGCAACCAGCCGGACCATCTGAAGTTGACATGAAGATGCAGAAAGCACAGATTGAGATGCAGATCGCGCAGCAAAAAGCGGAACTCGACATGTCCCTCAAGCAGCGCAAGTTCGATCAGGAGCAGGCGATGAGGGATGCAAAAGCTGCCCTTGAGTTCCGAGAAGACCAGACATAATGCCTCAGAAAAAAAAGCCCACTGTTCCGATTAAACTGGAACATTGGTTTAATGACGTTAAAGCTATAGAGCAGTTAAGGAATATCTTAGCTGACCCTGCCCTCCAGCAAGCTATAGCTATCCTCAAGGAAGCTGCTGGCCCGACTGTTTCTTCTATTGGGACAAACCCACAGGAGAACAGCCATAAACTGAGCTGGTATGCAGGATACAGGGACGCTTTCAACGACTTGGAAAAACTCACCAAACAACCGAATTCAAACCAGCCACCAACTATTGAAGAATGGAATCACATTCAGAATCCGTAGCCGAACCTGAAGCTCCCGCAGTTGATGCCTTGCCTGATGCTGGGGAATCTATGTCCTTTGAGTCTTCACTGGAAGCAGCCTTTGCTAATCTAGACAATGCGGCCTCAGACCCAGAACCTGTGGCAGAACCTGTGGCAGAACCTGTGGCAGAACCTGTGGCGGAATCCGCACCAGAGCCTGCGGCAGAATCTGCACCACTAGATCAAGCAGAGGAAAAGGCAGCGGATTTGCTGGAGCAATTAAGTGACCAGACCCCAGCAGAGAATACGGAAAATGTTCCAGAGACTGAAGCAGAGTTCCAAGAGCCTATTGAGTCACTGACTGAAGATATCGGGGACGACTGGACCCCAAAGGCTGCATCCCGATTCAAGCAACTGAAGTCTGAACTCAAGGATAGTAAATCTGAGTTGGATATGTTGCGCCAGCAGCAGGTGACTTATGAGCGCAAGATCCAAGAGTTGACTGGTTTGACCGAGAACAAGGACATTGAGACCCTTCAGGCTAAGATAACTGAATACGAGAACCAACAACTTCTCTCTAACCTTGAATCTACAGACGCTTACCAACAGGCGATAACCGAACCGTTGGCCGCTTTGATGGAGCAAGCAGACCAGATTGCTGACAAATACGAGATTGACCCTGACGCTCTTGTTGACGTTCTTGCTTTGGACGACCAGCAACAACAGGACGAGCAACTTAGCGAGTTGTTGCCAAGTGCGACTGATCGGGACAAAGCGCGTCTGTATCGGATCATCGAGGATATTGACCCCATTGTGGAGCGCAGGAAGCAAATGTTTGAGAATTCTGACCAAGCTTTGGCAGAGGCCAAGCTGGTTGCAGAGCAGAAAGCAGCACAAGAAGCCGCTGAAAGAGCGCAATTACGCACTAATGTGACCCGCAATGTCGTCGAGCGGGTTCAGCAAAAACTCCCATTTTTATCCGGCATCGAAGGTTTGGATATGCAGTCCATTCAGTCCAAAGCCTCTGACGTGGACCCCTCTGAAATCCACCCCGTTGACCACGCCTATAATGTAGTGTCAGCCCAGCTCCTCCCGAATATCGTCCGCGAATATGTGTCGATGCGAAAAGAAAACGAGGTTTTGACTGACCGTCTGGCTGAATATGAAGGTGCGGAGCCAACAATGTCAGGACAGCCCCAGAATGCGGCATCTCCATCTGGAGTCACGTCTGACATGACTTTTGAGCAGAGTATTGCTGCTGCTTTAGGCGGCTAACGGCCCCCTTGATATTTTATCGGCATTGTGGGAAAATAACCCTACAATGCCGACTAATTCTAAACCGGATTCCAAGATAGCCCTTTACGCGGGACTCGCCGTTCAAGCGGCTGGAATTGTGTGGTGGGCATCTAACCTGAGTTCAGAAGTGCAGCATAATGACTTCCAAATCCAGATGATGGGGCGTGATGTGGCTAAAAACTCGGATTTTGTGGAAAAATGGCCAAGTGGCAAATGGGGCAGTGGGGAACTCCCCTCTGATACACGGCAGGATCTTCATATCTCAGAACTCCAGAAACAGGTTAGTAAACTGACTGAGGATCTCTACACCCTCAAGGGCACCGCAGGAGAATAAATCTTCCTATTGACAATCCTAAGTTTTTGGTTAGGATGCTCAAATAACGTGTGACGGTTGCTCTAGCCATAAAATAGTTCTAGTCACCACCACTGGGCTATGACCCTTAAAGAAGAACGCTGGTTGCTCTAGCCATTAACTAGTTCTAGGAAGCGGGATTCACCTACATCTTCGTTTGACCTCTTTGGCCCCTTATGGGGGAGCGGTCTCTTTTTCTTTAATTTCATATTTTTTTTTATCATGGCTTTCGGACCACAGACCTCTAGGTACGTCAACCCCGGCGCAGACGGTGCGGTTGACACTATCAACACAATCCTGACCCAAGAAGCAAATCGCATTGGGCAGGACATCCACAAGGCGACTCTCCACACTTCTCCGTGGATCGACCTTATCAAGCAGTCTAGTTTCCCTGAAGGGATGGGGTATCAACTGAATACCCTCATTTACGACCGCGCTCTTCCGATTACTCCAATCACCCATGACCTTGGAGATACCAGCGGAGCCAGCGTAGGAACTGACTGGTTTGCTATGGGCGCAACTGACGCTACAGCAGCCAATGGTTACAGCGGCGGTCAGACTACGACCACCAACGACCACCCCACAGAAGGGGCCAACGTAAACGTCATCGACTTCACCAAAGTCCTGAAGAACTACAGCCTGAGCCGCGCTGTGATCGAATCTCCCCGAATCAACGTCGAGGAACTTCGCTTCGCCGCTCACCGGACTGAGCAACTTCGGGCTATCATGGATCTCCTCAAGGAGTCTACCCGTGAGTCTTGGGAAGATCGTTATCGTCAGCAGTATGACCAGCAGTGCGACAATGTCGTATATGCTAAGGCTGCAAGCAGCCGTTTCACGACTGGCGCAGAAGGTAAGGCAACCCACGGCCCTGCTGCGGACCTTATTGATATTGACGACACTGCCCTCACCGCTGGTGGTGACGGCACCGACGACAACGTCATTAACGTCGATGCCAACATCTCCAACGCGCTTCTGGATAAGATCTATTACCAGCTCGTGCGTAAAGGTGCAGGCAACAATGCCCACGGTCGTGAGAACGGTCGCCCCGTATTCACCCTCGTGTGTTCTTCGGAGGCTTCCTACCAGCTCCAGACCGAAGCCGGATTCCGCGACGATGTGCGTTACAACAACGCCCGTGTGTCTGACCTGATCGCTCCTCTTGGAGTTGAGAAGTCCTTCAGGGGTTTCTACCACCTGATCGACGACAAGGCTCCCCGTTTTAACCTCGCACTCTCCAGTGAAAAGCTGGTCAACGTGCCTGTCTACACAGTACAGGCTCCGGGTGGTGGAGACGACGGAACTGGAAAGGTCATCGTCAATACCGCTTACGATAGCGCCGATGTCGAAGTCGCTTACATCCTCCACGAGGAAGTTATGGAGTCCCTGATTCCTTCTCCTCTTGGTAATGTCAACGGCCTCAAGTTTGACCCTGTTTCCTATAAGGGAGACTTTAAGTGGACGAACATCCCCGATATCACAAGAAACCCCGATGGTATTATCGGATTCTTCAGGGGCATCATGGCCAGTGCATCGAAGCCGATTAAGACGGACTTCGGTTACATCATCTTGTTCAAGCGCACCAGCACTACTCCTGCTGCTGTGTAGGTTTCATAACTTGTGCGGGGCGGTAGCTTAATACTGCCGCCCCGCGCATAACCCACTATACGATTATGCCTACTCTAGATGACGCACCAACTTTACCTACTCTTGGAGCCGTTAAAGGACAAGACTCGCTTCTTGTTTCAGACAAAGACGGAGCTGGAGGATCTAAAGTCAAACGAATCCCATCCGCCCTCGTGACCCACGGGTTCACCCACGGGTGGCTCTTTAATTACGACAATTCGGAAATTGCGGCGACTTCTGGTCATGCCGCTACAAACTTTGACGTTTACACCTTTGATGCTAATGACCGCGTTGACCGCGTTATGGTGGTTTGCACAGAAGCGTTTGAAGGCAACAGTTTGAGTGCCGCAGTTGTCAATGTTGGAGCTAACACCCAAGATCCAGATGGCTACATCAATGATGCAAGTGTCTTCGCTCTAGGTACTATGGAAAATAATGGCGTCAAGCTTGACACTGAAGCTGATATCATTGGCGGTTATGATAACCCCACCGATGGAGACACATTACGGATCTCGTTTGATCCTGACGCTAATAATGCCGACCTCACCGCAGGTCAATTTGTTGTGCTGGCGAACATCGTGAATCCCACTCATTTTAAGGATTGTTTGGACCCGCAGTAATCCTTACCCCTCAACCTCAATGACTCATCCCGAACCCTGAGCAATCCTTCGGGGTTCGGGATTTGTCTATAACCACATATTGATATGTCCAAATTTCTAGAACAACTTGGCAGACTAGTCGCTGAGAACGAAGACCTCCAAAATCTTATTCTTGGTGCTAAACGAGACATCAAAGGTGTCGTCACTGCACCCGGAAGGGCACTTGGGGCAGGCGCAAAAATGGTAGGGCGCGGCATAGAGAACGTAGCAGATTTTGCCGAAGACGCTGCTGGCTTTGTAGCAGATAACGCCCCGCGCCTTGAGATAGGTTCGGGCGGCTCTGAGATCGAGATCAACCCCCTTGGCGCTTTGGCCAGAGGTGCAGAAGCATATGCCGACAATGTTTCAACTCTTGGTGGTGCTGTAGCTGACTCTGACCTTATCGACGACCTTTCAGGGCAATCCGCCCTCGACAGAATGGACCGCCGCATTGAAAACATTTCAAGCGACGGTCTTTCCCAAAGAGACAGGTTCTTGCAGCGTAAAGCTCAACTTGAAGCACAAGCGGCGGAAAGAGGAGAGCGGTCGCCGTACAAAAGAAAACAAGACTCAGACGAGTTCAACCCTCCAAGTTTTTCTGATCTTTCTCCCGCAGAACAGGAAGCGCATCGCAAGCGGAAAGCTGAGAGACGCGGTAAATTAGCAGGGGATTACCGCGACCCCGAACGCCGGAAAAGAATCGCGAAAATGAAGGAAGACTTTGGAAGGCGAGTGGCAGAAAGGGCTGGAGGAGGTGAAGAGTCTTTTGAAGATTTTGATCCTACCGGAGAAGAGTATGATTCTGCTTTCGATGGGTCTGCTGATTCACAAGGCCGCTCTGCTTTTGCTCCTTCAGAGACTCAACCAAAAAGAGGCACTCAGCGGGTAGCTTCTAAGCCCGATTCCGGCCCTATGGATACTGGAGGCTTAGACCCTGACGACCCCACTACTTTTGGTGAGCCACTAGCTGCTCAAGGTTCTGAACCTGATCCCCCAAAGGCGGTTCCTGTTGCACCTGACGATCAAGCTGAAGCTCTTTTCAGGACTGTGCATGGTGGACCTTTCGACCCGAATTCTAGCATGGATCGCGGCAAGCTTGCCAAGATCAAAGAGAATCTGGTTCGCGAAGAATACCAAGGTCTTACCCCCAACCAGTTCGCCTTGAAAATGTATCGGGAAGCTGCCTGATGCAAAGAGAAGGAAATTTAGTCCCAGTTGATGCCCCTGAGAATAAACAGGGGCATCATTCTGGGCAGATCGCTGATGACCACAAGATGGTCATGCACCAGCTCAACAACCTGCACCAGAATGCATGTGAGTTGTTAGAGCATCTGTCTCATTGTGCCACTCCCCACCTAGAAGAAGACTGGGTTAAAAAAAAGATCATCCTCGCTACCGACTATCTCGATTCTGTTCGCGACTACGTTATGAGCGGTCACGGAGGAAAGATGGAAGCCGATAAAGGCGACGGGTTCTTGGTCATGGTCGAGCAGCAGATGCCTAAGCCTAAGTATTGAGCTTAGTCTTGCCCCTAAAATATAAAACTGTAGATTACTTTAACTAATGGCCGCTAAATCTGTAACGCACTCGATTACGTTGTCGGTGGGTGATATTTCGCTCGCCTTCAGTAACACACAGACAGCAGCTTCTGACCCAACTAATTTTGTAGTAGGGGATCAACAAGTTTCGGGTTCTAGCCATGAGTATCTAGGTCGCGCTAATAAAACGGATGCTTTGGGCGATCTGGAAATGACAGGACACAACACTATGTTGCTTCTACGCAACGACACTGCTTCGGGCGGGGGAGAGTTGACTGTTTCTTTCGACGATGCCTCAGACTTTCCTGTTCAAATCTTGCCGCAGCAAATGAACTTGTATAGTGTAGAAGATATACGCGATGTCAAAATTGCCAGCACTTCTGGGGACGCTACTTTTACTTACATGGCAATTCAACTCGACAGCTAATTTAACAACCAACAATCATGGCAACTTCAAACATCGACAAACAATCCTTCGGGCAGGCGGGGGCAACTATGCTCACTGGAACTGAAGGAGTAGTGAAAGAAATATGCGCCATACTCATCATTGAGGATACCATATTTGATGGCTACGATGACGACAGTGATGGCAGCTATACTGACGGGGACCATTCTAAATGGCCCGAACTTACAGACTCAGCAACCAACGGCAAAAAACTTCTACGGAGTGATTCTGCCGCTGATGGCGTAACTGTCCCTGCTGGAATTACTATTTACGGGCAGTTTACCGCAGTTAAGCTCCGTTCTGGAACCGTTCTCTGCTACCACGCAGCCTAATGCGTTTAGGACAGTCACTTGGTCTGGCCGCGCACCAGAAGAAACCTTCTGCTGCGGCAACGCCCATGCTGCTGGACAGGGACGGGATGCCGACAGCTACCCTTGCCTATAGCCTAAGAAAGCTACGGGCAGATTATTCAAGCTATGCAGTCAGGGTCCGAAAAGGGACCGGAGGTTCTGCGGTCGAAGTAGATGTCTCTTTTGACGATGATAATAAGGTCAGCGCATCTTCTGCTATATCGGTCGCTTCAGGCTCATACAGCGGAACAATGACTTTGACCGCGTTTGCTGGTGGAGCTACTGTTTATGTGACTACGTGGTATGACCAAGTCGGATCGGCACAAAGTGCGTACCAAACATCTGCAAGTTTACAGCCTCCTCTGTTGGCAGACTTTACTGCGTTAGACTTCAGCGCAACCGAATACCTGCAAACAACCCATGTCCCAGCCGAAGGAGGAGACGGAACAGACGTTGGAGATTCAAACACATGGGTGACGGCATCTAAGTATATCGACACCGATAACGACAGGCATGAGATAATCTCCGCTCTGTATTATTATCCTGCGTATGGCCGCTCTCTGTATGTTGAGGGAGACACATATCGCTTTGATGTGGGTGGTGGCGGCAGCACTACCGATATTGATACTTTGAATAGCACGGTTTCTGCCAGCACCAGTAGCATTGATGTAAACATCGCTTCTTATATGCCCGCCGAGTCAGGCAATGAGATTCAAATGAAGGTGAATGGAACTGATAGGTCGCCAGCGAGTTCTTCACACAACGTAAATTCGTTTGGTTATGGCCACTTCCATATTGGATATTGCAACTACCCTTACTTCACAACTGACCAGTGGGACGGGCAAATTTATGAGGTAGTCTGTTGGGAGAACACCGCAGCCTTCGCCGCATCAAGCGCAACTGCTGGAACTGTTTGGAGCGATCTGGAAACCTACTACGAATTGTAATGTCAAAATACTTACATTTTGAAACAAAGGCGGGGGCCGCAAACCGTAGCAAAGAACTGTGGGGCGGCGATGAAGACGCTGTTACCCAGCATCTTTATGGTTTCGTAGAAAGCAGAAAGACAACAGGAGGCAGTTTTCTAATCGTTCCAGATGACGGTGGAGAGCTGAATAGCGACGAAAAAAGTAATTTGCAAGACCACGCATCCTATCTTGAGTGGGTTGAACAATTCCTTGCCCCCGAATAGTGAACCATGCCCATCCAACGCGGTCAGCCAGCACCAGAACGCCAGAGCGTCCTCTCGTTCGTTTCACCGAGCGTTGCGGACCTGCTGTTCTACGAAACGGTTGATGCAAAGACCATTGGGGCTGGGGGAGGTAAAACGGTAATTGCTATTTCGTCCGCTACGCAGGCGGTTGAGGTCACCGCTGGTGGCACCTATGACGGAGACTACCATGAATCTGGTTTCCTTGTTCAAGTTACTTCTACGGCTCACGGTTACTCTGTCGGAGATGTGGTCACGGTTGAGAATGCCCCCGATGGCAGTAACGGCTTAAACCCAAATGGGACTTTTGAGATAAGAGCAACGGACACAAACTGGTTCAAATACTTTGTCCGTGGATCGGGTTCGACCAGCACTTGGGGCGATGCTGCCGTCCAAGCAGCAAACACTGTCGTCTATAAATCGCACCCACAATACGGAACGGCCCACCCCGACACGGAAAAGTTCCCCACCCACAAGTTGTGCCACGTTAAACAAGCTGACCCCAATGGTTTGTTTTTTCAGTATTACTACGCCGCAGAACGTAACCACCAAGACGATTACAATTTCGAGTTCAGCCAAGCGGACTTAGGGGGGAATAAATACGATACTGTTGTTCGGACGTATGTTACCCTGCGGTCTGACTTTTCAGATGTTGATGGGGAGTATCAAGCGGGTGACCCCATGCCAGATCCTCTGAACCAGTTCTCTGCGGACAACGCAGTTTTATACAACAGAGATGCCACAAGCTATGGAGCCGTTGACGAAGACGAAACAAGCGTAAACTACATCCTGATGACGCGCCAACAGAAGCGCATTGGGGATCAAGAATTAGATGGGTTGTTTGTTGTCGAACAACGGGTTTATTTTAGGCGGGTCGATTTCAGCAGGCAGTCTCTCGACCCTGCTACTGGGGGCGTATTAAAAACAGTAGAAAAACTTATCTACAGGGGTGAGACAACTTTTGTAACTGCTGATGGAGGCACCTCTACAGCAGGGTCCGAAGATTGGGAAGCTGATGCTAATTGGGGCCTGACTGATGCTGGCCAGAATATTGAGTGCCAGCAACTAAGCCACGACTGGTGGAAAGTAACTATCCAAGATGTTATCCCTCAAGTGGGCACATCTGCGGGGGTCGATAGTAGTAGGTTAATTAGACAATACTTCACATACAGGAATTTCACATGGCCTTCTGTTGTAGGAAGTCTTGAGTTTACTTCAGTAGGAATGAAAAACGGGGCTACAAAAACTTCGGTCACAGTCCGCAACAAAGACGGCAAAGACGGTTTTACTGGCCCAACTAAAATGGAAATTTTCCAGTATTGGAAAAAGACACCTTTTTCATCTACTGCTGTAACTATCGATTTTGACCCCGATAATACAGGCACCATAAGTAATCCCACATCATTTAGAACTTCATCTGCTAATTACGCAGGAGTCCAATTTGGCGTTAGTGTGAGCAATGTTCTTACTGAAGCGATTACCCTGACTGACTTTATCGGAACAAGCCACCCCGTTTACAAAATGGGAGAGTATGCTTTCCCTAAACCTTTTTGCAAAGCCTCGACTCCAACCGATTGGCCTAGTTCGGAATTCACTGCATCTTTCGATCAAAAACCTTTCAGGGGTGGTTTCTTGTTGGAGGTAGTTAAAGTCTACCCGCCCTCTTAATGGCTCAGTCTTTCCAACCCCCCGAAGGGCTAGAAGAACTCCCTGAAGGGGAACGCCCGACTGGTTCAGTTATTGGAAATTTTTCTGCTAGCTCCGCAGACTTTGATGGGGGCGATACTTTGCAATACCACCGACCCCATGCGTTTGCTCTGTATCACGGGAATGGCGGGGCTATGGTTGCATATGGACAACTCATGTGGCGTATAGATGTTCTTGTGCTTAATTTTGGTTCAGCAGGTGGTGGGTGTTTAGCAGCAGGGCAAGATGCAGTAAGTGCTTACAATGCAAAGATCCCAACTATTGGCAGTAGCACGGGAGATGCAATGGACCCAACTATCCCTAATGTTTACCACCAACTTGACGATTATGGGGATGTATATCTTTATTGGACTACAAAACTAGATGAAACCGCAATGGCAGATCGCGTAGACGCTTGTTGGGTGCAGGTAGGTGGGTCATCTCCTTCTGAAGACGAACTAGACTTAGTAGCAACCGCTGATACAGCATTTAGTAGATTTAACGACGGCGCAGGAGCGGTAGGCGCTTCTTCCGGTCAATTAGTAGGGACTTACCGCGTTAAACTAGGGACAGTTAAAAAAGATGAGTTAGTCAAACAAGACTACGCTTCGGATGTTTACTGGTCTACTGTTCTTTTAGAAAGAACCTAATGAGTGACTCTAGTTTTTCTGTTAGCTCCGCAGACTTTGATGGCGATCATACGTTAAAGTATCATCGCCCTCACCCGTTCGCTCTGTATCACGGGAATAACGGGGCTATGGTTGCTTACGGCCAACTCATGTGGCGTGTAGATGTCATAGACTTTCTTTTTACTACGTCTTCTGATGGGGCTGGGGGTTATGTAGTGGACCCTATGGATTCTGCTGGGCAAGACGCTATAAAGAAACTGAATGTGGTTATCCCTAAATTAAATAACAGCAATGGTGACCCAATGGACCCAACTGTCCCTAATGTTTATCATCAACTTGATGGTTATGGGGATGTATATCTTGTTTGGCATATGGAGTTCAATGAATCAGAGATTGTTACTGAATGTTTTGTAGAAGTCATTCCAGAAGGTGGGTCGGGGACTACCCCTAGCGAAGCCGCCGCAGTAAGCACATCGCACACTACTTTTAATAGGTTCCAGAGTGTCGGGACTTCTTCTAGTCACCTAAGTGGTTATTATCGGGTTAAGTTAGGCACCGTAAATAGAGACGAATTAGTCCAACAAGATATCTCTAGTGATGTATATTGGTCTTTCTTTTTGATAGAAAGATTGCTCTACGGTTAAAATGGACGGGGACTTTAGATGCTCTTGCAGTCTTTTTACGAAAAGTTCTTTCGACAAAAGCCGCGAAGAAGCCCCACATTCAGATGTTTTTTTAATTTCTGTAGATTTTTTTATCTCCTTATCAACCCATTTAGACGAAAAAAAATCAACTAAACGGGTAGCCCAGCAGTTTTATGATGCGCGGGTCAAATTTTTCAGTTTACCGTATTTTAGATTACAGAGGCTATCTTCTAAAAAATACAGAGTAATTCAGCACGACGGAAGACACAGAGCTTATCTTTTACAACGGGAGGGCTACAAAACCATGCCTGTTATTCTACTCCGCTCTGGCAAAGAAGTTGAAGACATCCCTTGGCCTAAAACCATTCAGGCCCAAGAAGATGCAAAAAACCCTAAATTTACAGTCCCTTTGCCTCCCCGTTTAGACCCTGTGTTGTGGCCTGAATCTTGACCCTTAACCTCCTATCTGATACTGTGAATTATGGCCACATTGACTGTACAGGGGGTGGAAGATGCTTTGCTGGAGATATGCGGTTCCAGAGGCGCGAACTCCGATCAGTTTAGAAAAGAACTGAATCTGGCCCTCCCCCGCCTTTACAATATGGGGATGTGGCGCGACCTGCTTTTTGAGCACGTTGTCACCACCACGGCTAGTACTTTTACGATCCCCGACAATGCTGAGTCTATTATCTCGGCTCTTGTGGATTCTGATAGTAACAGCATTGATTATTCTTACCCCAATACGGTTTACGGACCCCACCATGATTACAGGATCGCGGGCCGTAATGACAGAGCAGGGGACCATACTCTGGCTTCTTTCGGGATCGTGGACGACGGCTACTCAGCCACTGTCGAAGAGCCTGTGGACGGGAAGACCTACAGCTTACGGTTAGCTCCGATCAATCCGGCTACCGCGCTCCCTTCTTCTGGGATTATCTATGTAACTTTTTCAGACGGGACAAACACATCTAAACTTGGAACCAATGAAGATTCCGCTGACGGGGGTAAGTTTACTTGCGACGGGTCAGCAGCTTTGAACACAGCTTCTGTAACGTCCGATATAACCAGTATTAGTGAAATAAGAGTAAGCACTACTGAGTTATCTGACCCAGTTCAGTTGTTGTGGGTTGAGACAGGCTCGTCTCCCGAAGTGACTCTCGTAGCAGCTAACGACCTCCAACAAGCCAATCAAGTAACCCGTTACCGCCGCTACCGCATCGACAACCGGAACGAAAAAACGATGTCGATCCGCCTCCTGCTAAAGCGCAAGTTCCAGACACTTCTTAGTAGCACAGACGTTGTTTATGTTTCTAGTCTGAGTGCAATCAAGCATGCCATGTTGGGCAACACTGCGGAAGACAACGCAGATCTTGAACGCGCTAATTACCACTGGGGAATTTGCCGCGCTATCCTTGATGAAGAGCTTGATGCCCACAGAGGCGCGGCTAAACCCAGAATCAATTTCGACCCCTCTGGTGTGGGAGCCTACACCAACAATATGATGTAACCCCCAATTCAATGATCGAATACATTACAAATAACGCAGAAGAACTTTTGCAGATTGCAGCCAGCGTAATTGCGGTGGCCTCACTAGTCGCCACCATGACTCCTAACGAATCGGACAACAAATGGGTCCAGAGAATCTCAGGCGTCATTAGCTGGCTTGCCCTCAATGTGGGCAAGGCTAAGAGCAAGTGAAAACCTTCTTTAAGTTATTAACTGCTGCTTTACAGGCTTATGTCGAATATGTGCGACTGCAACGAGACCGACATCTCGACGCTCTCGAAGATAGGCTTGATGGCCTTGCTTCCATTGGCGACCCTCATAGCAAGCTGCTCATGGAACGGGTCGCAAAGCGCATCAAGCGCGAACGCCAGCGCATTATACGATCCGCCGACAGTGACGCTGATTGAAGGCAAAACGTATGAGTTCTGCGAAGGGAGTTTGGTGGGGCGAAAAGACCACAAGTTTCATAGCGACTACTCATATCGCCGTGCGGTTATTATTGGTGAAAAATGATTAACTACCCTAAAGTCATCGACTCTCTAGTTGGCATGGCGGCTCCGATGCTGGGCCTTATCACAAGCATGCAGGAACAATTTGAGTATTGGTTGCGTGTTGGTTCTCTTATTGTGGGCATCGCTGTTGGCCTTGTGTCTCTTTACCGCGTCATTAAAAAATGAAAATTGGTCTGGCAGTTGGGCACTCCCGTCTAGGAGACCAAGGCGCATATACGACAGGCGACTATGTCCTTTCGGAATGGGACTTTAACCGCGACATGGTTCGCCGTATTGCCCATGTTTTAAATGTAGACCACCGGATCTACGATACATATCCAGCTAAGAGTTATGTAGGTGGCATCAATTACCTGTCTCGTAAGTTAATCGAAGACGACATCGACGCAGTTATTGAGCTACATTTTAACTCAGCCAGCCCATCCGCCAAAGGGCACGAGTGGCTTTACTGGCATACTAGCAAGGGCGGAGAGAAACTTGCTTCTACTCTACGTGATGAGATGGAGCAATCGTATCCTGAAATGGTTTCACGGGGCATAAAACCGCGAGGCCCCAAACAACGAGGTAGTTATCTACTCCGCAAGGTGCGCCCTGTAGCGGTGATTGCTGAACCGTTTTTCGGGAGTAATGAAGAAGAGTGGAGAATGATTAACAATAATCGTGGGAGGCTTGCGGGTGTGTATGCCCGTGCGATTAAAAACTATGCAGAAGGATGAGCCTCCCCAAGAGCATAACTATCGGCGGTGTTCGGGTCCGAATCCGGCTGGGAGATCTGGGAGATGATGACTGCTACGGGATGTATTCCCATAGACGAAAACTTATTACCATCGATAAGACCCTCAAGGGTAAGGAACTCCACGACACCGTGCGGCATGAGATGCTTCACGCTAGCCTCGCCATCTCTGGTCTCAGTTACTCAGAATCTTACGAAGAGGAAAGTATAGTGAGGTGTATGGACGAGATCTATTTCCCAGCTTGGGAAAGGTTTACTAAACGATTTAACAGTGAATAAAAAATCACGAGTCAACGAAGCGGGCAATTACACCAAGCCGACGATGCGACGCCGTTTGTTTAACGAGATCAAACGTGGAACAAAAGGGGGCAAAGCAGGACAATGGTCAGCACGGAAAGCCCAGTTATTAGCTTCTCGCTACAAAAAAGCGGGGGGCGGTTACAGAGATTAAAGATATGAAAAAATTCAAACCACATATGATGTACGATAAGTCGGGCAAGGGCCACAAAGCAAACACCCACGAAGACCACCTTGCTATGAAGAAAAAAGGTTTTGGCCACACTAAACCCGAAGGCGCAAAAAAAAGAGCGGCTAGATTTCTAAAGAAAAAAGACAGTTACTGATGGCTAAAAGAAACCCACAGAAATCTTTAGATCGTTGGACAAAACAGAAGTGGCGCACTTCTGATAAGAAGCCCAGCAAAGGGAAGAAAAGATATTTACCTGATGCTGCGTGGGCTTCTCTGTCTTCTTCTGAAAAGGCCGCAACTAATAAAGCTAAAGCTGAAGGTAACAAAGCGGGTAAGCAATTTGTTAAGCAACCTAAATCGATTGCTGATAAGACCCGCCAATTTAGAACTTGAGCCAGTTTCGCCAGCTAAAAAACCGATTCGTCCTGTTTCACCCTAACAAGGAAGATGTCGCGGAGGCTTTCCGAAGGTCTCAGGTTTTAGGCATACCACCTAATTCCTACACTAAAGGGGCAGGCCGGATGACTGGGTTTTTGGGGGAGGTTGCTTTTGGCAAATATATTAAAGCCGCAGAGCATGTAGGTGAGCAGTGTTATACCCATGACTACCTTTTCAATAAGAAGAAGGTGGACGTAAAATCTAAAACCTGCACGACTCGTCCCCAACTTCACTACATCGCTAGTGTAAATTCTGCGAACAAAGATTTAAAAGCAGACGTGTATTTTTTTACACGGGTCCACAAAGATTTTTCAAAAGTCTGGCTTTTAGGATGGGCTAGTCGCCACCACGTCACTAAGCCTTTAAATTTTAAAAAGAAAGGCGATTCAGATGAAGAAGGGTTTACCTATCTTTGCGATGGGTACCACCTCCCGATCAAGGCGTTGAGACGGCCTGACTCGTTTGAGTCATCACATCGATATCGAAGGAAGAAGAAAGGCTGATTTCCCAAATCTTGCCACCACCTCTACCTTTAGATTTGATTGGTCGAACGTGGGAATTGTTTTTCCCAGACTCTTCCAGAGTGGCCATACCTCGCCTGACAAACTCTAGGTTGTTGGACATGCCAACATTCCTCCCGTTGTTGAAGTCATGCAGCGCGACTTGGAATTCTGTCAAGGTGCCCGTCCAATAATCCATTTCGTCGTTTAGCTCGCGGCACCTCTTCACAAAGAACTCTACTAGTTCTGCCACGGTGCTTCTGCTACTGTTATCGTAAGCGGCATCAGCAATAGTGTTGTCGATAAAAGACTGCACTCCAAAACGACCCACGTCTTCCACTTCTTTTGGGATCACCCAGTCCATAAGGAACTTAGCGAAAAACGGCAGCTCATCCTCGATGGTCTTCTCAAGTATAGAGTTACGAGGGAAATTACTTGTAGCGTTGTCCCTGATACGTAGAGCCATCAACTTGTCCCTGTTGCTACTGTCCAAAGAAGGTATCACCGACAAACTGTTAATGTCCATGTTAAGAGACATCACAACTCTACCCGTCCACGGAATGCTCATTGCATCAGCGTATTTAGCCTGATACTCAACACGAGGGTTTGCTACGGCCCTCTTAATCAGCTCAGTTGCTTTCCGTTGATCTTGGAATGAAGCAGCAGAAGTAGTGTCGTCAATGACCCACGTTGCTACACGGCCCAGATCCTTGTTGAATTTTGTCTGACCAGACAAGTAATCAGAAGCGTCAGCATACCCACCCACTAATCCACTGATTACCCTGTTCGACAACAACGACTTCCCCTTATTCGTTGGACCCACTAAGAGTAGAGCCTGCCCTTGTACGAACTCCCTCTCCAGAACGGACATATAGAACCGCTTCAGCCACGAGTAAAAGTAATCCAGAGCAGGGCTAGAACCGCTATCCACAAAAAGCTGGCTCAACCACTTATCCAAAAAAGGCCATTTTGTTTTATCGCCGTCCGCATCAGGCTGGACTGGATCAATGTTTGCACAGTTCAGAATCCTGTGCCCGTTGTAGCTCACCACCCGATCCCCTGAGAACACGACGGGGGCGATCTCATCGATTCTGTTCTGGTTGCTTACTGTTAAAATAGCAGCCTCCACTTCCGACAGTGGTTGGTTCTTCCTTGGCTTGGCAGTAAATCCAGCCTGCCTCAACTCTAGGATAAGTTGGTCACGGGGAATAGACACAGCACTGTTAAAGAGCACCTTAAAAAAGCTCCGACCGTTAAACCAATACTCGTCAAGTAGCCCCGCCAGCTTCTTCTCTTCGTAGTCTTTTACGAACCCCGCTCCAAAGATGTCGCGCCACGACATGAAGCCCTTCCCCGCTCTGTCGCTGTAACAGACGATACCGTCCTCTACGACCTGACACCCGTCTCTGTTTATACCGTCGTCAATCCAGAACAACGGGCCGCGAGACCCGATCTCAAAATCCCCAACCCAACGGTTTGGGAAACGTGATTCGATTTCTTCCGCTACTGTGCTGATGGGTATGGACGTGTCATTAGATTGAGGCGGCTTGTCGGACACCGCTTTAGCAAGAGCTGCCTGAACAATAGATGCGTCAAGCGGCTCTGATGTTTTTACCCAATCCTCCCCCAGCTCAAAATACTGATTGGCTCTTAACGAAGAACTATCAAACCCCGCAAACAACTTGTTCAGTTGCAGAGATTTCATCATGTTCAACATGAACGTATCGAACAGCTCAGGCTCGATAGGGATAGGCTCTTTGAATTCCCACACCAAACGGAGATACCCCGACTGTGTCTTAGATCTCCATGTTGGTAATTTCCCAGCCCCGCATTTGAACTTGATGTCACTGTCTATAGCGGCCCAGTCAACCGATGCGTCGTAGTCAGCAACGACCCCATATATTTTGTGCGCTGGGTTATCGTTGCTTACACGCTTTGAAGGTGCCCTACCTTCGACACTAGAATAAAAGACATGATCCGTTTGAGCATCCGCGCACCACTCCCTGTAGTCGGCTTTAGTTGAGAACGAAGGCTTCTGTTTCTTTAACTTGCTAAGATCAGACGTGTAGTGTGCGCTGTTATCACGTAGATTTTTGAGATAACGGTATTTCATTTCTGGTAACGGGTAAGTATTTGTCCTTCTGCCGCCAAGGGGATATCGGGTATCCATGTCGGCGGCGTTGACATGATCTCGATTGTTCGCTCCAGAATTGATTCTGCTTCATTTTCATCACATTCAATTACGACCTCGTCGTGGACGTGGAAGATCAAGTTGATTCCATCTTCTTCCAGCCTGACGATCATGTCTGAAAAGATGTCTCGTGCAAGTCCTTGCGATAGGTTTTCCGCGACAACCCCTCCCCAGAGTTTCATGGGTAGCCTCTTTCCATTACGGCTGACAATCGCCTGATGACTTATCTGGTCATTTTGCTTAACCAGTTTTATCCTCCCATAGTTAATGGTGCGTCCTGACGGAAGAGGTTCATCGTAAGGAACCCTTGTGTTGTAACATTGCCTCAATTTGTTGTTAATCCTTCGCCAGAGTTTCGGGATGGCATAAAGCCTGTCTCTGTAAAGATCTACAGCACCCTTCGCCTCATCTATTGGCATGCTGTACATCTCAGAAAATTTAGTAGCTCCTGCACCATACCCGCACCCTAAGACAATAGCCTTTACCTTGTGCCGTAGTTTAGAGTCTTTCTCTTTCAAAGACCCCCTGTCCTTCGCCCACAAGCCCATCCTGATCGCAAACGCTTCGTAGATATCTTCGGTGTTCTCTATCTCATCTAAAGTATCTCGGTCCCCTGCGAGCCAGCACAATGTCCGCACCTCAATTTGTGACAGATCAGCCACCACGAGCTTCTTCCCTTTTGGGGCGCAGATCATGTGGCGCAGGTTGACCCCAAACATCTCATCGCGAGGTAAGTTCTGTAGGTTAAGGTTACCGCCGCTCCCAGAGAAACGGCCAGTGTGTCCCCCCCAATACATCAATCCGCCATAGTAACGACCATCTGGCAGGGTAGCGTAGTCAAATGCCTCCAGCTTTTTCTTGAGTGCGTTGATACGCCTCCAGTTTGTAACGGCTTCAACCCACTTATACTTATGCCCAAACTGCCTTAACCATTCCTGAGCATCGACATCATTCTGGGCTAAGGATTTAGGTGGCTCCAGCCCATGATTGTGGCATTCTTCATCGAAAGCTGCGCGACTAAGTAGTGGTTTTTCTCCAGCCCACGGAATAGCCGACTCCGCTTCAAAGAGTCTCTGGTTGATTGTCTCCAGTTGCTCTTTTAATAAAGCTGCGTCCATTGGCAACCCCCGCTGGATAATCCTACGGTTGGTTAGACTGATAAGCTTTTCGCGATCCGGCCATTGCTCTTGATATTTCTGCCAGAGTTCTAAACACAACACGGAGTCCTTTAAGGCGTAGTCACTAACTTCTTTTTGGAACTCTTCCGGCATGTTCTCCCACCTCTTCGCAGCCATGTTGTCGCGAGTAGTCTTAGAGATATCTAAATCGAAAGCTTCTGCCGTAGCGTTTTTCAACGACCTCGGAAGACCACATGCAGCGGCCATGTCAGCAGTGCAATGCCACTCTGCAAAGTCAACTTTCGGCCACCATCCTTTCTCTACTCCAAAGAAATAGAGCGTTTCGTCGAAGGATGCATTATGGGACAGGACACGGTTTCCTTCAAGTAGGCCCCATTCAAAATCTTTAGGGTGACCTACAAATTCGTAGCCGTTGTCGCCCACAACTGACACCATGTAGGCATCAAAGTCAGGGTGGGAAAAATACCCCAGTGGGCCTAGCCGCTTGATTGAGCAGCTCTTATCGTAATAGGACTCATAGTCCAAGGCATAGGTTTCCATGTAATCATAAAGAAAAGCCCGCCCCGATGGAAAATGAGTCGGGGCGGGCTATAAGGGTTAGTTACTCTTCATCGAGGTCAAGCTGGAGTTGCTCCTTGTTTGACCTGATCTGGTTCTGCAAAGCCTCGCGGACACATTCTAGTTTCCGCAAAGCCCTGCAAGCTGTCTGGACTTTATCCTCAAAGTCCGCAATGGTGCTGTTAATCATTTGAACTTCTTCTTTAAGAAGCTCATTGAAATGCTCCGTTGCGGAAGGACATTCCGTAATTTCTGTATTCTCTTCCATTACGAGAAGGTTCCTACAAAAGTTTTTACGGCATCTGTTGGCTCGTCCTGAAGGACGGACAAAGATGGCGCAAACCAGCTATACTTACCACGGCTGATCAAAGAACTCTTAAAGTTCCATAATCTGTGCTGCAATGATGCAGCCGGATTGAAGGCTGCGAATGTAGCCAAACGCTTGAAAGTTTGCCTGTAGGCATCCTTACTCACGTTCATCCTGCCGATAGCGTAGTTATCATCCCCAATCGGGAACGGATACGCCGCATCATTGTCAGAGCCTTCCGGCTGCTTAAACAGGACGGTAATCTCCGCGAACTCAAGCATGTCATACTCAGAGGACGCTTTGATTTGATCTGCCTCTTCCTGCGTGTAAGCAGTCTGGGGGATCTCGTCGCTGTCATAGTCGATGTTCTCGCGCCAACCCTTAAGGGCAGAGAGAACAGTGACAGAGATTGCTTCATCCGCTTCAGCCAGCACATGCTGCTTGTCGAGGACAACGGCCCCTAGTGGGGCCTCAATCTCACTGGTCTTCTGCACAATATTGACGCGAGGCACGTCAATATCAGTAGAAGAGATTTCAAGTCCACTGGCATTTGTAGTGGCCAGCTCGCTCTTAGGTACTTCCGCTACTGCGGTCGTCGTTTCGGTTTCTTGTTTCTTGCTCATCGCTTAATTGCTTCTCGCTTCTTGGTTATTGACTCACGATTGAGAACCGTTCGTCAGAGGTGTGGATAATGCCCGCGCTTTCACAGGCGTCAATGAAATTTCGTTCTAACTCTTTTTTCTCTCCCTTGTCTGCTTGAGAACCAACGAGTTTTGCAATTTTAGAAAGCGGGAAAGACCCCTGCTCCAACAAGACAGAAGGCTCTAATCCGAATTCTTCCGCTATCTTCGTAAGCGTCTCGTTGTTGGTAATCTTCTTGGGTCTACCCATTGACCGCAACTTAAGCCCGTCCAGCTCTACGCCACCCAGCGCAGCTTCTTTAGTTCGCTCTTTAATACGAGCCGCCCAGTTCTCCACGATCTTGGCGATGTTAAAGAGTTCTGACAGACGCGCAGGATCGTCAATGTTTTCCAAATCTACGTCAGGGATCGTAGAGTCGAGCTTCTTCGCTACATCGAGAACCAACCCACCCAAGGCAGGGCAAGCGTCTTCATGTTTGCAGAACCGACAATACTGGCTAGGCGTGCAGTCCTTAAGGTCTATTTCTCCCTTAGCCCACTTAGGCCGTACTTCTTCCCCCTTCTTGATAACATCACTTAACTCCTCAATAAGGCCAGCTAAGTCATCGCGGCTGAACGTATGGTGTAAAGAGTCGTTATGTTGTGGAACATAAAACACAAAGACGATCTTCTCGATATCCTTGTATTTTTGGAACGCCCCTATCGTGTAAGCTTTAGCTTGCCAGTTCTTGTCAGGTGGGTCGATAATGCTGATGCCTGTTTTGTAATCAGCCATTACAGCTTCAGTGCCTGACTCAAGGACTAGAAACCTGTCGCAGGTTCCCCACGTCTCTGTCCCGTCTAGTGTGACATCAACTTGGATCTCGTTGTGTTCTTCCTTCACGGGCGGGAAATTCCCCATGAATTCATCCTCCATTTCTACAATCTGATTGTAGATATCTGCCTCTTGCTCGTTATGCAGAGCAGACGAATCCCGCACTTCCAATGCTTCATGGATGCGCGTACCCATCTCTGCGGCAGCACTGGTCCCATCTTTTCCCTCATACCCCGCACATGAGGCGACGTATTTAAGACTGGATGGGCTGAACTCTGCGTGCCCTCTGGAACTATGATCTGGCTGGCTCATCGTGTAGTATATTTAGATTTTTGAGTTTCTTGTTAATGGATTTCATCACGGCTTCTTCAATAGAATCGTGGGCCACTAGTATCTTCTGGATAGCGTCACTCTTCGCTCCGTTGCGGTGGATGCGGCCCAACGTCTGGAGGTGGTTCTTAGCTGAGAACGATGGGCAGATCAACGATACTCTTTGTCTCTTACCATTAGTATCGTGGAGAGATATGCCCGTCCCTCCTGCTGCAATGTTCACCACAAGGACGTGTGTCTCATCACGTTGGAATTTGTCGATAGCCTCCTGCCTTTGTTCTGCTGACTGACCCCCCTCTACTCTATCGCATCCTAGATTCTGACAGAGTGTCTGCACAGTGTCGGAGAAGTTTACGAATATAACTACGCTCTTACCCTCCAACACAAGATCCTCGGCCATGTCTACCAGATCAGTTATCTTAAATGACTCCGCTAATTGGCGAGCACGGAGTATGTTTACCAGCATATAGTCGCTGTCCTCCACCGTCCCATTCTCGATATATTGTTCCACGATGTCCGGTGTGATGCCCGCTTTCTTGTAAGCGGAACGTATCTTGGAAGCTTTACTAAATTCCACAGGTTCTGTGATTACCCTGTTTTCTTTGAACGAGTCTGGGAAGTCTTCGACTGTAAGACGCTTTACGTTTTTACCATACATCTGCGCCCTTATCGCAGGCAGGCATGACCGTTTAACAAGCTCCCATTTGCCCCATTCATTCTGCTGGCACCCGTTGCGTAACATCCAACTGTACCAGTTACTCAAATCGTTTTCTGCTTTGTTTAAAGAGTGCAGCCCCAGCATGTATCCCAACGCTCTCATCTCGGTGGGATCTTCGGCTGCTGTAGCTGACATCCCATGCACTGAGTATCCTTGTTGGATCAGCGAGATCACAAGCTGCGCGTTCTGGGTGTATGGCCCCTTGCATTTATGGATTTCGTCTACCAAGACCAGAGTGTCTTCAGGCAACCGCCATTTCATTATTTTCTTACCACTCTTGTCCATGTGGAGAGTTTTCCCAGTGCGGACCTTTTCAAAGTTGTGGATGAACTCTATCTCGTCTACTTCGCATTCGTCCATCTCCATCCCCCACGCATGTATAACTGCCTTGGGACACAGAACCGCTACGGGGCGGTTAAGTTTCTTAGCCATCATGCAGGCTATGAGAGTTTTGCCTACGCCAGTATGTGATGTGTCGCAGGTGTTGTATCCGGCTTCTTGTTGCCGGACGAAGAAGTCAATGAGATCCTGTTGCCTTGGGTAGGGTGTTTTCATTAGTGCATTGGGTTACTCAACATTGCATGCATCAACACCATGCCTAGATGGTATTTCGTAGCTTTAAAACCACGGTAGACTTTTCGATGCCTGTGCGGTGTAATCACGACAATATCGCCATTGTCCGATTGACCTAAAATAAAACCCAGCTCCAAGGCTGGCTGTATCGCCTTCCAATAAAACGAAGGCTTTTCTGGAACAGGTATCGAGTGTTGCTCGAAATACTGTTCGACGTGTTCTGGCTTAGTGTAGCGTGGCATGAAGGAGGGCTTTACCACAGCCTCTCTTTAACCACAATACAAATCAGTTTTTTTCTCTCTGGCCGTTGCGGTAGTAGTGAGCAATGAGGAACGAATCGATGATCCCGTCGTGAGGAACCTTACATCTTTTGTTCTTCAGCCAGTTTTCAGAAGGCTCCATTTCCTGCGCCAGTTTCAGAGCTACTTCTTTGGTTCTTCCCTTGGGGATAAAGCCCAACATTTTCTTTTGCCATTTGTGGACACTGACTCGCGCAACCTCGTAATCTTTGCACTCGGCCATCCCCAACAACTTCCCGAACGAGATCGCCATTGAGCGCACCGCCTGCGAGCTTTTCGCATGTGCCAACGGTTCCTCAATGGCTAAAACAAAAGGGGTGTTTAAATCTGATAGCCATTGGTGGATCTTGCAGATGTCAATCTCACGCTTCTTGCTGCGTCTTTGACATGGCATCGCGATCTTGTCGATCAGGCTACCATCGAACTGGGCAATAGCGCACAGCCCTCCGTCTAGCCCGTTATCGACACCAACGATCATTTCTGCGTCAGCAGAAACTGGCTAGGATGTTCCACTGATGTAGCCCAACCAGACTGGTCTATGTCAGCTCTCATGCGGCCAATGTGTTTGCCCAGAGCAATCAAGGTGTTCTGATCGTCTGTCAGTTCCCTGTCCAACAAGTTAGCCCTGTCGAGTAACCAGTTCGCGAGTACTCGACATTCGGTCGCGCACTTTTTTCTACGTGCTTCTCTAACAACATTTATGTCCATCGTTTACCGTTTTTTGGTTTCTGCTTCTTCTCGTAAGAGAGCTTTACAAAGGATTGCGTAATTGACGATGTCGTCGCAAGCATCTTCTACTGATTCATTGTGAACTCGCAAAGAGCCATCAGCCACGAATGAACGAATCCGCATCAGCTTGTCTTGAACACGGAGCAGGAGTCCGGTTACAGGGTGCAGGCCCAAGGATCTAGACGCTTTAAAATTCTCAAGGGCATCAGTTGCTTCGGAGCCACCAGTGTAATCACTGTTCTTCCTACGCATTATGTCCTGCGCCAGTTTTGATGTCTCTTCGTGGATTGCAAGGAGCTGCTCAGTGTTCATTTCTTTTTGGGTAATCTGGGCAGGGCGTCTTCTCTGATAAGGAACCCATCTCCATCAGGAGTGACTTCAAGGGTTTCGCCCTTGATTAACATCTGTGCAAAAAAAACTTCTCTCCAGCTAGAAGGGATAACGCGGCAGTATTTCCCTTTCACTTGAGTTACACGATAAGTAAACCTGTTATCGCCTAGCTCTTTTCGGCGTAGAACCAGAGGGTCTGTAACAGACTGTCTTTGAAAAAACATTGTGCATTATGTTTTAAGGAATGCTGGAGCTGACTCACCTTTAGCATTCTCAGCAAGATAGTCAATTAAATTGGATGCTGCTGATTCGGATATATTCCAGTTATTAGAAAGGATAGCTGTGGCTATTGGATGGCTATAGCAGGATATAGGCGGGCCGTTAGGGTGATAAGCCACTCCTATGTATGCTTCTGCAAGCTCAGACAACAGGCTCAGAGTAAGATGTCCTTCGATATCTTCTGGCCCGTCGAACTCTATGCTGAACCTGTCATTCCACATTTCCATCGCTGTCCACGTCGATTATGGTTTTACCCTTCATCTTGTCCAGCGAGCCATCACCTTTATCAGCTTTCGAGTTATTGAGTATAGAAATGTCTATCTGCATGCGGCTCCCGCCGCCACCTGTCTTGGCGTTCAAGCCAAGGTTGCGCCTGATAAGTTGATCTAACTCTGACATTTCGCGCACAGTCTTCGGCCCTTTGATAGACACCATACTGTCGCGTAAAAGTTTAATCCCCGCTGCCGCGACGTAGTGTTGGTATTTATCGGCAGGGGAGTTCTGTGATTCGGCAATCTCTGCGAGGATCTTATCCTCTTCTGCGGACGCTGCCAGTTTAGCGGCGGTAGCGGCTTCTCGTGTCATCTCGTCCAGATGCACTTCAAGGTCTTCCTTCAGTTTGTCTTTATCGACATCTTTGTCAGGTAGTTTAAAACCTGCTTTCTTTGGGGGAAGCCCCAGTTTGCGGAACCATCTACGGACAGTCCCTTGATGAACACCCAATCTTCTGGCGATAGCAGCATTAGTCATCCCTTCCGCATTAAGTTTTAATGCTTCTTGAACTATCTCGTTGTTCCCATCGCTCTTGCTTCCCATGTTTTTAACAGTAAAGTTGAACCTGATTTAATCATGCCGCCCGACCCAAATAAACGCAAGCGCGTTCTTGAGCCACGAATCGATCCTAAGACGAAAAAAATGGATGTCGGTGGGTTGTTGATTCCCCCGACAAGTTTAGTGACTTCGTTATTATACGGGTTCGCGCATCATCCGAAAATAATCGCAAAGGAGTATTACTTCTGGCGGCTGTGCGACGAGCTATGGAACCATGATGACCTGCCCGAACCCATGATGATTCGTCATCCTTGGGCAGAATTGATGATTCGTTCGGCGTTAAAAAACAAATACCTGTCTATCGGCGGGTCAGCTTCGTCTGGAAAATCACACACGATGGCAGCTTGGGGGATCATCAACTGGCTGTCACAACCACGAGACACGCTGGTCTTGATGACCTCGACTACACTACGTGAAGCACGTAAGCGAATCTGGGGATCGGTCATGTCTTTGCTGTCCGTGATTGATGGAGCGCCGATCAAAATTCGGGATTCAATCGGCAACGCTGCCTATGTAGATGAAAAGGAGACTCTTATTGAGCGGGCTGGCTTGTCACTTATTGCTGCTGAGAAACAAAAAACGAAGGACGCAGTCGGTAAATTTATCGGCTTGAAACAGAAGCGCGTGATTTTAATCGGGGACGAGCTGGCAGAACTGTCAGAAGCTATAGTCAATGCTGGCCTGACTAACCTGTCGAAGAACCCGTTCTTCCAGATGATCGGGATGTCTAACCCGAACTCACGCTTCGATGCGTTTGGGGTCTGGTCAGAACCAGAAGACGGTTGGGATTCTGTAGACATCCATACCGCAGACGAATGGGACACTAAGTGGGGCGGTAAGTATATTCGTTTAGATGGGGAGCGCAGTCCTAACGTCCTTCTAGGTGAGACTAAATACCCTTGGCTACCAACAGCGGCGAAACTAGAAGAGGATCGAATACTACTGGGGCCGGAATCAAGAGGTTACATGCGGATGGTCAGGGCTATCTTTTTTGATAGCGACGAGACGACAGGCATCTACGGCGAATCTGAACTCACCAAGAGCGGGGCAATGGGGAAAATCGAGTGGGCAGATAAGCCGACAAAGGTCGCGGGGATCGACCCCGCATTTACGAATGGTGGTGACCGGACGATCCTTTCGATTGCTGAAGTAGGATACGCCAAGAACGGGCAATACGTTTGTCAGTTCACTGACGCGATCCACCTCAACGACGATGCCACTAATAAGGCAGTGCCTCGCACTTACCAGATTGTTCACCAGATTGTAGACCACTGTAAACGTAAAGGGGTCAGCCCTGAGAACGTAGCGGTGGACTCCACTGGAGCGGGAGCACCATTCTGTGATGTCCTTGCAGGAGAGTGGTCGCCTAATTTCATGCGGGTGACATTTGGGGGCAGAGCATCTGACAAGCGTGTTTCCATGAACAGCCAGCTCACAGGTGAAGAACTCTACACTAACCGTGTTTCTGAGTTATGGTTTGTGGGAAAAGAACTTATGAGGACGAAACAGGTCTACGGCATCAGCTCTGATCTTGCTCAGGAGATGTGCGCTAGGAACTACGACATGATTAAAACTGGTTCCCTTAAGGTGAAGATTGAGTCCAAACCAGAGTTCAAGGCACGGTTCGGCAGGTCTCCTGACTTGGCAGACGCTGCATTCCTTGCACTGGATTGCGCCCGCCAGAGGCTAGGTTTAGTGGCTATCGACCCACCGAAAGAGGATCAGGGTGAGGGGTTCAGGAAGCGGGTTACAATTAAATCACTGGGTAAATCGCTGGAAAACCCAGAGACGAATCTGATCTCGTAGTCAAAAAGTCTTCTGTAAAACGTATGGGCACATTGGAGAGTCCAATAAGCCCACATGTATTAGAGAGGACTTTTTGAAGTCGATTCTGCAATTTGCGAAATCGCGCCATTTCTCAGATTGCTTGACGCCTCCGTTAGCTCTATTGCTGGAATTGACAGTAAGCTTTAATAACGGTAACTTATGGGTTGTGGCGGCAAAAAGGTTTAAGCGTCTTCCTTCTGGTAGAATCCAATACATGGGGGAGTCTTATGCTGGCTTCAACAAGCCGAAAAGAGCACCTAAAGGGTCTAAGAAAAAATTCGTAGTCCTTGGCAAACAAGGCGATAAGATCAAAAAAGTGTCGTACGGGCATCGTGATTACAGCGATTTTAGGAAACATAAAAATCCAAAACGCCGCGCAAATTTTCGAGCAAGACACAACTGTAAGACCGCAAAAGATAAAACCACAGCCCGTTACTGGGCCTGCAAACATCTCTGGTAGACATGGCTCTGAGAGGAATAAAATCTAAAGAAGAAGAAGATCCGTATATGCAGCCCCTCGCTGGGGTTAAGACAGTTGATATTTCAGGGGGGCAAGTTACTCCTGTCTTAGGAAATAAAGCTTCTCTCCTTAAGTCAGCAAAAACACCTCCTGCCCCTGTAGCCACTGCTCCTGTAGGACAGAATCAACCTGAAACAGCAGCAACAACTACTGGCCCACTTTCGTGGAACCCTTCTATGCGCTCCGAAGAAGAAGTTCAGAGGGGGAAAGATATTGCTGGCAAAGTACGTGGCTTGGCTAAAGAAGGGAAACTTACTGCTGATCTTCTTAAAAAAGCAAGGGATCGCGGGGTCACTGATTCAGCCTTTGACGACAAAGGGTTTGATGCGTTCTTGAAGAAAGAGGGTATTGGCGTTTCAGAAAACCCAGTAGCTACAAGCGGGATACGTAGACAAGACTTCGCTTCTCAGGGAGCTTTTGATGCTGCTGTTGCTAGACAGAGTGGTGGGGGTGCCGCCCAACCAGCTCAACCATTTGGTTCGGGCAGTGCACTTAGACAAGCCCCTCGTGAAATCGGCTCTGACGCTGGCAGGTTAGCGAGTGCCTCAAGGCGGGCTAGACGGCTTGGTATGGAAAACGTAGCCCAGAAATTTATGGGCCAATCTTTAGGGGCGAGAATCAACCAACCCAACATTGTAAGTGAAGCCCATCGTGGTCGTGTTGCAGCGCAACAGGAACAATTAGCGGGGGCACAAAGGCAGATGGAAGACATGCAACTGAGAAGGATAAATTTAGCTAACAAGTTGTTAGCCGACAGAGAGAAGCAAGCGGGGCTGCGGACAGGCGGGCTACAAACAGGCGGGCTGCGGACGATGGAGAAACGCACTTCATACTAAACATGGCTCTTAATTTTAATAACGACATCGCTCCCCTACGCTCACAGTTCTTCCCTGTGGGCGGTATGCGTCAGTCTGAGTTCCGCCAACTCCATGCAAACTACATGCAATCGATTGCTCCGGTGCAGGAGCAATCGATTAAGATGGCTAACGATATGCTAAATATGCATCAGCAGGATTTGGCCTATCAAAGATCTCAGGAAGCCCTAGCTGCGACACGGCGAAAAGCTAAAGGAGAAATTGAAGCGATGGAGCAGATGCCTGCTCTTATGGAGAACTTGGACGCTATTCTCAACGATGATTCCAAAGACGCCTACCAACAGACCAGCGACATTGCTCGATTGCAGATGAGCATGGCTGGGGCATTGCCCTACAGCCCCGCAATGCAAAACATGTTTACGTCTGCGGCACAAACAGCACAAGCGAATGCCGCTAGAGCCAATAAAGAAGAGCAAGATTTACGCCGCAAAGAACAACGCGAAGCAGGCATCCACCACACTCTTGCTCAGATGGGTGCAGTAGAAGAAGTAGACAGGAGCACTGCTGTTGATGGCGAAATATCTGATTTGGATAAATCTTACAGGGGTCTTGCTCGTCATATGCAAGGCACGTCTGAAGCTAAGGCTGCTAAAGAGAAAGCCCAACTTGAACGGTCTATAATTAACACTAGAACTGACAATCAACGCAAAAGGCTTCTTCAACACGAAGCCACGCTTTTGAAAATGGGGGTTGTTGATGATGACTTTGTCGCACAGTCCCTCAAAGACGGGGTAGTACAAGAACCTCAAACTACAGGCAAACTTGAGTTTTCTCCAGAAGAACGCGAACAGCTAGAGGAGATTATCTTGAGCCTCAACCCCAATCTTGATCCTGAGTTTGTGGCTAGTTCTTCTACAAAAGATGTCTACCGTGCGGCCCTCCGCACAATAAACCAGTCAGTTACTCGCCTTAACGAAGGCACTGGAGTTGCTGGTAAAACACCCACTGGCGCACCGACGATTGCTTCACATTTCGACTAATCTCTAATCTACATATCCCAAACTTATTTCAGCTATGACTGATTTTGAAATCCTTATGGGGAAGACACCGGAACCTCCGGCCCCTCTAGAAGTCCAGAAGTATTCTGAGTGGTCTGACACAGCCCCTTTAAACCACGATCAGATCCAGAACAGGCTAGATTACTCTAACTATCTACGGGAAGAATACCTTAAGGCGGATCGATATAATGTAGGGGTTGAACAGGAGATTAGGTCTGGGTTTTCACAGTCGTTGCTCAGGGAAGGATTAGTCGCTGAAGACGACCCAGATATGCTGGAGTCGTTTTACAAGCCGCCCGCTTCGGTCTCTTTCGACAGGCAGGTTGACCTTATTCAATCTACTATTGATTTTCAAACTGACTCAGATTGGGAAACGATCACTCGCTACAAGGCACTTAAAAAAGTTGTTGAGACAGATTCAGATGTAATGCCTGAAACTGTTGATAAGCTGGAAGCAGCTAAGGCACAAGTAGAGAGCATTGTAGATAACCGTTTTGATGATGTAAAACGGACAGCAGTAAATAATGGAGAGCTTGCGTTTGCGATTGTCCAAGGAGATGACGGCAACCCTGAGTTTATCGCAGGCGACCGCGCAACCAAAAGCGATCTTATTACCGCTCTTAAAGACTCCAAACTTGGTGGAGTGCAGATGTCAGATGCGTTTCTCGCGCAGGATCAACTGACTATCCAAGAAGGCACAGAGATACCTAAGTATAAATACAAGCGTCTGCGCGAAGCGCATGACATGATTTTAGAATTGGCCGAACAAGACGAGTCTTTTCGCCACCAGATATCAGGTCACGGGTCTCGCCTTGCTCGTTCTGAGTGGGACAAAGCTGATGCGTGGGAATGGTTTTTGGATGATGCGGGGCAGGACATAAGCGATGCTGCTGGTTGGCTGATTGGTAAGGTTACTGGGGGAGATCAAGACGAAAGAACAAAAGCAGCGCGAGACGAACGAGCCGCTATTGCTACCGCAGGGGGGATCGACTTTAACGACGCAACCAGAGAACTTGCTCGTCGCCTTAATGAGAGCGTGGAACAAAGCGATGCGTT